TACAGGAGGTGCTCCAGGAGGAAATGGAACAGCATCTTCAATCACAGGTTCTTCAGTAACTTATGCTGGAGGCGGAGGTGGGGGAACTCACCAAGGAGGAGGTGCCCCAGGAGGAACTGGTGGTGGCGGAAATGGACCAGGAGGACAGGGAACAGATGGACTCGGCGCCGGAGGCGGCGGTGGAGGTAACCAAGCATCTGGTGGACCTGGAGGAGACGGTGTTGTAATTTTAAGAATGCCTACAAAAAGTTATTCAGGTGTTACAACTGGAAGTCCAACTGTAACAGAAGATGGAGATAATACAGTAGTTAAATTTACAGGTTCAGGGAGCTATACATCATAATGGCTAAATATTTTGCAAAAATCGGTGCAGACGACATAGTTGTTGATGTTCAAAAAGTAGCTGATGATTCAATTGACACTGATGAAAAAGGAACAGCTTTTTTTAACAATCTTTACGGAACTAATGATGAGTGGCTTTTATGTCAAAAAGATGTTCAAGGCGTAGATTCAGGTAATCCAAGAGTTTGGATGGCTTACATAGATGGTAAATATCTTAGAGAAGACGATGTTTTTATTGATGTTTGTTGGTTCCCTTCTTGGACTTTAGACAAAACTACATATGAATGGACACCACCAAAACCTAAACCAGAGCAAAGACCAGATAGACAACTTTATTGGAATGAAGCTCTGCAAATGTGGCTACATAGAAAAACAGTTCCAGATTACGAAGACGATCCTGTTGAATAATCTTTAGATTAATATATAAGCTTTCTCAAAAGAAATGCTTATAAAAAAGATAGAAAAAATACCTGATAAAATATTTAATGATCTTAAATTAGCTATTCAAGATAAATCCGTAAAACATAATGCTCATTTAGCTGGTAATATTGAACAAGAATACAGGCTAGACAAACATATATCTAAATTAGAAAAATATCTTATAGACGAAATAGCTAATGAACCCTTTTTAATGAATTATATGAATAGGGATTATAATTGTAATACAGAAGATAGGTTATTGTCACTAGCAGCCCTATGGGTTAATTTTCAAAAAAAACATGAGTTTAATCCTATTCATAATCACGACGGTGTTTTTTCTTTTATAATTTTTTTACAAATTCCGTATCTTAGAGAGGAACAAAAAAAGATATCTCCTGGTAGAAATTCAAACCTTGAGTGTGCCGGATTTGTTGAGTTTATGTATTCTGGTCTTATGGGTAATATAGAAACTTCTCAATTCCCTGTAGATAAAACATGGGAGCAAAAGATGTTAATTTTTCCAGCAAAACTTTTTCATTGTGTTTATCCTTTTTATGGAACTGACGATTATAGAATTACCATGTCAGGAAACGTAAGGTTTAAAGTATGAAGATAGATAGAAAAGTTACAGTTTGGCCATTTAAATTAGATGAATTAGAAGATTGGGCTTACACCGAATCAATATTTTCAGAAGAAGATTGTGAAAAAATAATTGAACAAGGTAAAAAAGCACATTTAGAAAGAGCTACAGTTTTTGATCCTAATCTAAAAATAGATACTATACGAGACAGTTATGTTTCCTGGGTATATCCTAATACCGAATTAACCGTTTATTATCGAAGATTGACAGATGTTATCACTGAATTAAATAATAGATTTTTTAAGTTTGATTTATATGGTTTCATAGAAGGATTACAATTTACTTATTATAAAGCTCCAGGGGGTTTTTATGGAAAACATTTAGACAGAGGACTTAACGGTTTAACAAGAAAGCTTTCTTTTGTAATACAACTTTCAGATCCCGCTGAATATGAAGGTGGAGAACTATTATTACATCTAGGGGCTGAGCCAACTAAAATAAAAAAGAAAAGAGGCTACATGGCTGTATTTCCTTCTTACTCTCTTCATGAAGTTACTCCTGTTACAAAGGGAGAAAGATATTCTCTTGTAGGATGGATAACAGGTCCACAATTTAAATGAAGTTTTTAAAACTATTGTCAAATGTAAAACATGCAACACAAAATCAAAAGCTAAAAGAACTTTGGGATGTAGAAGGAATACTACACAATCAAACTTTTAAATTTGATTTAAGACCTTTACAAAACAATGCAAAGCAAGGGTCTTTTATAACAAAAGCTGATAAAATTGTATATGATATGAAAGATGAATATATTGTGGTAGATGTGGAGGAGTTGCATAATTATTTAAAACATGATAATAAGAAAGTAGTTTATTTAGATGAGTTACTAAAAAACTTAGAATGGAATATAAGATTACAGAAAGAATAAAATGATATCGTTTATTGAAAAATTTTTTACGGATGAAGAACTTCCGATACTATTTAAAGAAGTTAACTCAGCAGAAGCTGAACCCAAATGGCGTACTAATAAGTTTTGGAGTAAAGATATAGTAAAAAAATCAAGTGCAGTAGTAAGTTTGTATTTATCTAAAGAAATAAATAATATTATTAAAAATAAATTTATTAAAATAAAACCAGAATATAAGGAATTTACTTTTACTTCTCAGTTTTATATGTGGTATCCATTTAGTTATATTCCACAACATAAAGACCATCTTTATAAATTAGCTTCAACTATTTATTTAAATGAAACTTGGGATATAGATTTTGGAGGATTATTTTATTATAAAGATGAGTCTGAAAAATATAAAATGGTAATTCCTAAATTTAATTGTGGTGTTATAAATACACCTGATCTTTATCATGGAGTAACTTTATTACACCCTGATGCTCCTTATAGAACAACAATACAAATATTTGCTTATTAATGATAACTGATATATTTGCAGACCCTGTTTTCCATGTGCAATTAAATGAGGATTTAAAATCTTTAATTGAATTTTGTAGTAAATTAAAAGAAGGAAGAATGAGAAGTAATGTTGGTGGATTTCAAAGTGACAATCTAGATAAAAATTTACCTGAACTTCAATCTTTAATTTCTCATATTTTATTTCATGGAAACTCTTTTTCTAAAGAACATCTTCATTTAAAAAATGATATATATTTAAATAATATATGGGTAAATAAAAATTATTATAAAGATTATAATGAACAACATGTTCATTTAGATTCTGTATTATCTGGAGTTTTTTATGTAAAAACAAATCCACAATCTGGTGATTTAAAATTTTTTAGAAATAATAGTTTAGATGTTTGGATGCCTGATCGTATAATTAAAAAGTTTAATTATCATAATTCAACTTTATGGTCATTTAGACCAGAAGATAATTATTTATTTTTATTCCCTGCTTGGTTAAAACATTCGGTAACACCCAATCTTTCACAAGAGGAACGTATATCGATATCTTTTAACATTGCATTTCAAAAATGATGATTGACCATAAATATAATTATTCTATTTTTAAACATGAACCTTTAGTAAAAAATCAAAATTACTTTATAAATGATATAAAAATAGCTAGAGAGTTTTTAATAAAAGAACTTAAAACAGATAATTTAACTTGGATGTATCAGAAGTATAATATTTTTTCTATTCTTGCGGGTAGTAATTATTTTTGGAATCTATACAAAGATATAGGTATATGTGTTCAAAGACATATCACAGGTAATCTTCAACAAGAGTTACCAAAAAATATGTGGATGCAATCGTGGTTGAATTGGCATACAAAAAAAGAATTATTAAAAAGACATAATCATGCAGATAATGGAAATGGCTATATGCATGGATTTGTAAGTATTGAACCTAGAGATACAAAAACTATATTTTATAAAAATTACGAAGATGAAAAACCTATTTATCATATAGATAATGAAATAGGAAATATCTACATCGGTGACGGTAATAAATGGCATGAAGTAATAAGTAACAGTAATTTTGATGAAGAAAGAATTACACTAGGTTTTGATATCATGACAAGAAACTCACCAACTAATCATTTTGGATTTATACCTATAATATATTAATGAAACATTTATCTACAATTCCAATATGTTCTAATACTTTGTTTTGTTACAAATTAGATATTAAAGAAGATTTAACTGTTAAATTTATGAATGAAGAATTCATACCTAGAAATTTAGTTTTTGATAAAGCAGAAAAAGGTTCACACATGAATATTCTAGATAAATATGAAAATCTTAAAAAAGAAATCAAAGCAGCAGTTGACGATACATTAAAAGAAATTCTAATGTTAGATAATGTTAATTATAAAATATTTACATCTTGGTTAACTAAAACAGCGCCTGGAAATTTTTCAGATTCACATCGTCATAGTAATTCATGGTTGAGTGGTGTCTACTATCCTAAAGGTGATCCAGGTTTTAGTATTAGATTTCACCACGATAACAAGACTCAATTTCAAACTAAACCAAGATTATACAATATCTACAATTCTACGGAATGGATTATATATCCTGAAGACAATTATTTAATTTTATTTTTTAGTCAGTTAAGACATGAGATATTGCGTAATGAATCAAACCAAGATAGATATTCTTTAGCATTCAATATTTTACCTAAAGGGCCATTTGGTGCAGAGGACTCTTATAACATATTTTGATGGCCCCAACTTTTATTCATAAAGATGTTGTAGATAAAAAACTCTGTAAAGATATTGTTAAATATTTCGAAGATAATAAAGATAAATCTCACATATCTGTGATTGGAAATAAAGTAGATACCTCTATTAAAGATTCTATGGATTTAGTTATATCAGCTAATCTTATGGAATATCCTTTTAACGAATATCATCAGCAACTACAGAGATGTCTACAAAATTATGCCAACACCTATACCGAATTAAATAATTTTTTAGGTCCATATAAAGTTATAGAAAATATTAATATTCAAAAATACAACCCTGGTGGAGGTTTTAAAATATCTCATTGCGAAAGACCTCACTATGATGTTTCTACTAGGATATTGGTTTTTATGACTTATCTGAATACAGTTAAAAATGGTGGAACTTATTTTAAATATCAAGATTATAAAACAGAAGCTATAGAAGGCGATACATATGTTTGGCCAACAGAATGGACACATATGCATTCTGGGATAGTGACAAATGAAACTAAATATATTATAACTGGTTGGTTTAACCTGGTAAAATAACACTACCAAAAAATTAAAAACTCTATATAATACAAGGCTTATGTTACAGAAGCTTAATTTTAAACCCGGATTTAACAAACAAGCAACAGACTC